CGGCGTAAGGGGATGAAGTCCAATAATAGTTATCCGTGCGCGTATTCGGAAAAATGGTTGAATTAATTGTTGGTCTGACTTGACTTAAATCTAAAATACTCTCTAATTCAAAACGATTCGGCAAATACCAGTCGCTCTTTCCTGATTTTGTTAATCCTTTGCACGAATCAGTAGCTCCTTTTCCAGTGTCTTCATTGCTCCAAACAAAATCTTGCGATGGAATTAAATTGCCTGAACCATCATCTACTGCCCATATACTTGCTGTGGCGGACCAGTAGGTTGGATTAGCCGTTCTTTCTGCCGCAAAACTTGTTACATTAGTATGAGTATTCGCAATTAAGCAAATCCAAGCCGAATTATCTGATGAATCAGTTACAATATCTCCCGCTGCATAAGGACCACCTGAAACCCAGAATCCTTTCGGTTGCCCTATATTATCTGCCCTCAATCCATCAGGAATAATTAATTCTGGTTGCTTTATCCATTGACGATTTGTAACTCGATCCGTAATTGTATTATCTCCGTTATCAATAAATCGGGGTAAAATCGGACTACCAGCTTGAATTCCGCCATCGTCAAAACCCTCTCCATCGTATGGAACAGTCCATCCCGTTTTTGGAAGCTGACTTTTACGTGTTCTTGTGATTGACATATTAAGTTGTCGTCCACGTTCCGTCCATTCCAACTATAATCCACTGGGTTGTTGAAATCGCGACTAAAACGAGGGCTGCATAAGTTTCTGAAGCTTGACTATCATAAATTGTTCCTGCTGAGTTGCTGTCTGCTATGTGCTGTCCTGTATTTGCCTGCACCATTGTTGTCCCAGCATTATTTTTAACCAAAATAACTTCCGTCCCTACGTCTCCAGCAGCGATTACCGGCAAAGTAAATGTTATACCCGCAGTGTCAACTAAAACTTTTCCAGTGTCTCCAACAACAATTGGATAATTTGACGATTTATTCGCAATAGTTAATTTTCCGCCGCCAGCTGAAACCCATTGTAAGGCTCCGGCAACTAATCCCAAAACCTTTCCGTTATTTCCTGCTTTGGCCGGCGCCGATAATCCGTCATCTGCTGCGCCGATATAATTTCCTATTGCTTGATAAATTCCGTCAAAATAAGTTTTTAAAGTCGCTTTTATATGCGCCCAGGTTATTTTTATTTTTGTGAAAGCCGTTGGTGAAGCGGCTGAATTTTCTCCCAAAACCACATCTGCATCCACGGGCGTTGCTTTGTCAGTCAATGCCGAAATTTCTGCTGCAATATCTGTATGAAATATATCATCTCCAGATTCTAATCTCTCCCAACTCGCTCCATTATAAATAGCCCAATCTCCCACAGAGTAATATGTCCCACTGATTGTTCCGGCAACCGAAACAATATAATAATCTCCATTTGAAGGAGATGATGGGTATACTCCTCCTGAAGCATCTAGGGTGCCCTTATAAACAACCGCTCCGGTTGTTCCTGAGGTTCTTTGTGTTATTCCCGATCCTTGTCCAATTGACATGTTTTTAATTCCAAACTTCTATCTCTGCAACCTGGGTTGAAGTGGCAGATTTAAAGAATAGAGTGATAGAGTCTAACCATACACCTTCCAAAACTTTGGAGCACCCGGGGGCAATTGTAATATATGTAGAAGCTCCTGTGGCGTAATACAATATAAAACTTGCGGTTAAACCTCTTAATTGAATCAAGACCTTTTTGGCGCCCTTTGGCAATACCTGAGAATACTCAGTGCCTCCGGTCGTCATTGCAACGTTATAAATTGTTGGTGTTGATAATGCTTTTGTTCCCATAGATGCTTGGAATGGATGCTCACAAGTGTCAAAAATGCCACCTACGGGCATCCATTCCGCTTATTTTATTATTCTTCCTCGTCCGAATCGTCCTTGTCCTCATCGGCGTCATCGGCGCCTTCGTCCCCGGCCTCTTCTTTTTTCTTCTCTTCCTCCTTTTCCTTTTCTTTCAATTCTTTCTTTACTGCTGCAACCGTTTTAGCAGTTGCCTTTTCCAATCGGCCAAGCCTTACTAATTCCTCAGCTTCTTTTACAGTTAAATCAATCTCGTCTCCCACCTCAAACTTTTCTCCGTTGTGTTGGAGATGTCCTTTTACAATATATTTCATAAGTTTTTAAGCTATATGATAAATAATATAAGCATTCCCGACCATGCCGGCGCTTGCGCCGTCCTGAACGCTTATTGTTAAATATTGAGCTTTCGCCCATTTCCTTGTCGGCGCTCCTCCCGATCCTTTGTTGGTTACATTATCTGCGACAATGGCTGCGGTATGAGCATCGACAGTATCAATTAATGTCGCGCTCAGAGTAGTCCCGTTGGCCGCAATACCAGCTGAAAGATGGCAAGTTGCTGTTGCCGGAGTTGTAACATCGATCACAAGTTTAGTTACAATCAAATCGCAATTTAGAGGGTTTGCTAGAGAAACAACTCCTCCGGCTGTATCAACTACTGCCAAAGCTTTTTTTAGTTTTAGCTGAGCCGAAGGCCCAACTCTCCTTCTTCTGTCTTTTTCAATTCCCATAATTTTTTGATAAGGGCGCCGGCTGGTTGCAATGATGTCCCTTGCCGGCACCCATTTCAGTTAATAATATTATGCTGCTGCGTTTTGGATAAAATAAGCAGCTCCTGCAGCCACAACCAATTGCTGGTAATAATCTGACACTCTGACAAAGGTGGCTTTTTCAGGTTGCTGATACCATTTATCGACTTTTCTTGGCTTTGTATATAGCGTATATCCAAAGCTCACTTTTCTAATTCCCGGAGTCGGGTCGATGTAAAGCAACCATGCGTGCTTTCCAAAGATATAGGACATTGAATCTGTCTGCCCTTCTTTTGCGGTGTTATATTGCGCTGCCGCAACAATAACATTCTTTACTTTAAACAATCTTGCCAGAATCTCTTCAGCTGCTGTTCCAAATTGAGTATATTTAATTCTGTCAATGACATCAGGGTGCTCGCAAAGAATATCAAACACATACTGAGAAATAAGCATAGTGTTTGCTTGTTTTAAGCATCCGGACTGCACCGCTTGCCTAGCAGTTTTTACATCATTTATCGGATCCGAGTTTGCATAATCACTCCATTGATTAGTTCCTGAAAGTGTGGTGTATTGGGTGATTTGAGCGACGTCCTGTAAGATTGTGGCCAAACCGATTTCTTTTGAAATTATAATCCTTTCGGTGACATTTTCTGTAGCATCAAATTCTGGATCAAGCGGATTGTCTGCTTGCTCTACGACTTCATCTGGAATATCCTGTTCTAAGGCGTGCTCCATAATAGGCCCGTAGGTGGCCTTTGTTAGACCGTAATCAACACGGTTGGCTCTTGTTGAAGGAGCTCGATTGTCTGATTCTGGTCTAAACTTTGCTTTACTATATACGAAGTAGTATCCGGAATCCTTTGCAACTTTTATCAAAGGCATAATTTTCTCGCAGACATAAGCTGCATTCTGATATGCAATTGAAATGTTGGTAAGAATCGGATCCACATACACTTGCGATTTTGTAGGTGAAGGCATGTTTTTTTTTGATTAAAGATTAATATTTATATTGAATCTGCAACATTTCAAAGACGTCTCCGACTACTGCGTCTTGAAGGGCAATACCGATAACTAGGTCTCCCGTGGTAGTAGTTGGGTTGGCTGTTGCAAAACCGGCATATACTCCGGATGTTTCCAAAAAGGCTGTTAATTTTTGGCCGGCAGTAATTGTGGTGTGCGCTCTGACCTTTGTAGTTCCTAAGAACTGCACAGCTCCTGCATCTCCTGATTTAGGATTATCTTGTAAAACGCCTATCAAAGCATCTGTCGGCGCTGCGGCCGCAATGATTTGATTAGGATATGACGCGCTCGCGCCTTTCAGTTTTACGATTGTATACTGGCCAGACCCTGTTCCAGTTCCCACATCAAAGGCCTGTTCAGCAATAAACGTGCGTCTAAAACTCTCATTAAATTGTGACATGATAGTTTAAGTTAATTGGTTAATATTATGCTACCATTGGAACCTTTTCATTAGATTCCTTGGCAACATTTCCTGCTAACTCTGGGTGCTCGGCAAAAGCTTTTTTGTAGGCTGCTTTGACGGTCAACTTTGGATCGGCCTTCATTGCATCATCAGCAAATTTTAGCAATTGCTCTGCAGCGCTGGTAATTCCGTTATCGTCTCCTGAACCAATCTCTTTAAAGAGTTGTCCTTGAGGCATAGCTTGTAAAATTTCTTTGAAGGCCTTCTCCTGAACCTCTGACAAGGTCTCCATAAAGGCGACAAACTTGTCTTTAGATTTAGGCAGGATCACTCCCTTGTCGTTTTTTTCTGAAAAAACAAACTTCTCGATATACTCTCCAATTTTCATTTTTCTTATTTCAGCCATTGCTTTTACTCCGGCAGCTGCGGTGTCTCTCAACATTTTCAAATCCGATTCTGACATAACTTTCTTTCCTTTCAAATATTCTTTTAATTCAACTTCAGACATCTGAGACGGATCTGTTTTTGTGCCTCCGTCATGCGTGGTTCCATCGCCATCGCCTTCGTGTTGCAATTTATCTAAAACTGACTTTTTTGCTTTATCTTTCTGTCCATCCCAGTGCTTTTGAATTGAAGCGTTAACAGCGTTGTCATCTCCCCAATTATCTCCATCCTCGCCCCCCATTTCATCCATAACCTCCTGAGTTACTTCATCGCACATTTCAGACATGGCATCTGCAACCATTTGACCGGTCTTTTCCTTATCTGCTTTTGGATTGTCCTTAATGACATCCTCAGTAATCGGATCTTTATATTCCGACATTTTTTCCTCTACTTTCTTTTTTAAGTCTTCTTTTTTCATTTTTGATAATCCTGATTCCGATAAGACTACTGCTTGCATGCCTTTAAAATAAGGCTTGTTAGTCAGCGCGCCTCCAACCAGGACATTTTTAAAAGTTTTTCCTGTTTCAGGATCCTTGTAGGTTGTGTAGAACTCAGGGCTAAAATATTTATATGCTTTATCTTTCAAAAGCTCCATCCCCTGGTCTGTCCATTCAACTACGGCCCAAAGGCCCTCAGAACCCTTATTTATTAATTTTCTAAACCATCCTATAGCCGGCTTCTCTTCCTCTCCGACTTCGTGGCCTTCTGTGATAGGCAAATCACGTCTCAAGTCATCGTTAAAATTATTAACGAATTCATCGAGCGCTGCTTTGTCTAACTTGATCTCCCCGTAGGCCGGGTGATCCCATTTTCCAAAAGGCAATATTTGCATCTCGCATTCTCTTTTTCCGTCAAAAGCAAATTCTCTTTCAGAGTCGTAAGAGAACATATGCGGCTCAGATGCTTTCTTTTGGTCAACCCATTCTTTGGCTTTGGCTTCATCCCATTTATTTTTATCAAATAAATAGGTCTGAACTTCTGTGCCAACCTCGCATTTCTTATTTTTAAAACTGCCTTTTGGACATCCGATAACAGCTGTAATTCCCTGAGATTCTGATATCACAATCGTGCGAAACGAATTGACATCATAACCCTTAGGGTCTTTTACTCTGACACGGATAAATTTTTCTGTTACTTCTACTGGCATAATTTCTGTTGTGCTTTTTTTCTTTTTTTTCTTTTCGACTTTGATTGCAGTCGGCACATACACATCAGAGACGGTAGGGCTTCCTGCTTTAATTTCTTTTGCCATATTATTATGGGATGTCTCCCTCGCTTAAGAACTCATCAGCCGGAGATCCAGGAGTTATAATCGGTTTCTTTAAATTCAATCCTCCGGCCAGTCCTGTGAATTTATTTCTTAAAGTGTCTGAAATGCCGGTAATGTTTGGCAATTCCATTTCGTCCTTTAATATTTCAACCCAGATGCCTCGGCAGTGAAAATGAAATAAATCATTTTTAGTAAAACTATCGTCTACCGCGAAGACCTTGCTATCAACAGACAAACAATAATTACAAGTATAATCGTCAAGTATTTCAGAACGTTGTAACGCGTGGATGTCGTCATGATATGTGTCAAAAGTGAATAAGCGTCCTTGATTAATTGCTCCTCCCACAATTGCAGAAGGCAACACCGACCAGATGTCCTGCGCCTTGTCATCCAGCGCTGCCACAACTTCTTTTAACACGGCCGATTTAGCAATTTTATCGAGCAGGCTAAATTTCTCTTTTTCAGACATCTGTTTTTGCAATCCATTCAACAAAGCATTCTTCGCTACCTTAAGTATATCCCCGGCCATAATGTCTGTCAAAGCGTGAGAACGTTGAATCAATAAATCCTTAGTGTCTTTATTCGTTGGCGGTTGAGGTTTTTTCATTTCAAATGCTGCTCCTTGCTTTCCATAACTAAAGGCCTCTGTCATGATGTAAAAAATCTTTTCCTGATATGTGCCTTTATAATTTATGCTTAATCTTTTCTGCGCATTGGTTCTTTCAACTCCCGAATTTTTATCAAGCAAGTCAGACATCTGATCCAATAAGTCGTTTCCAATTCTTTTTAAAGTAATTCTTAAATCTCTTTGAATTCGCTCCTCAAAAACATTCATCTTATTATTTATTTCAGAGAATTTAACTTTTTGTTCTGCGAATGTAAGCTTGCGAAATGCTTTGAATTCAGATGTTGTAATTTGGCTTGTCTCGTCTATTTTTTGGTCTGTTGGCTTTTCTTTTGCCGGAGGAGTTGCTATCGCTTCTTTTTGTCTTTCGGGCAATCCTAAAACTTCTCTCATGTAATCCTCATCTTTTTCAGTCGGCTGAATCACTGGCCTGCCACCGGACGGATTTGAAGTTAACTTCTCAACAGCATCTGTGATGTCTTTCAAATCAACCTTTCCAATTTTTGTAAATTCCAAACTCGGATATTTTTCAACGCCATCATAATTTAAATCAACCAATTGCTTTACAGCATATCGATTGATTACACTGGCCACCTGTTTTGCGATTGCCTCTAAGCTATTATGAAACGTAGAACTCTGCTCAGCTGACAAAGCATAACTTCCTCCCTGACCGGAACCTAAATCTAAAAATTGAGCCAGCACTCCAATAAATATTTCTCTGTTTAATCTGCGGATTGTTTCGTTAGGGTCTTTAACCGTGTTAGCTTTCATATCCATAAATCCTATTTTCCAACCTTCAGGATACATTAAAAATCCAGTTTCAGAAGCGCGCATATTTTGTAAAACTTCCTGCATGCTTGCTTCTTGCTGCTCGGTAAAATTCTTTGGCAATTCTCCGTAAGGCAAACCCAATCCCTGCCTTGAAAATCCAATGGCATTTATTTTTTCAATCATCTCTTTAAAATACCACGAGCGATAAGCGGACCTTAACGCAGATATGCCTTCCCAGTTTTCTCCCTCTTTTTGATTTGTGAAAACCAAAAGCTTGTCCATCGGAATTGAAATCATCTCTCCGGTGGTTAACAATTGCGTGATTCCGTCTTTTTTATCCTGCGTCTCCCATAGCCATAATGTTTTAGGCAATCTCGGCCCAAACTTGCGCCAGGCAATCATTCTCTTTCCGCGCCAGATATGCTCCTGAAAAACTTTCTCAAAAACTATAAAACCAAAATCAAGCATGAGCAATGCTTGCCGTAGAAAGTCATCAAACGTAATCGTCATTATTGAAAATAAATTGTCTGAAACAAAAGAAGCAATCTCTTTATCCTGGTCTGAATTGCTAGCCGGCTCAACATACCAATCAGCAGAACGAATCGGCAACGTGCAGGCCATCAGCGTTGATTTTACAACTCCATCTCCCCTTCTCATCTTGTCATAAATATCAATCGCTTTTCTGGTCTTTAAATCACCGACATATTCGTCAGAAATTATTTGACCTGCCTGTATTGTAGTTCCTGTTTTTCCAAGCTCGCCAAAAATAGGTTCTTGAGTTGCCTGTGATTTTTGATTAGGTCCGTAAATTATACTGCCTTTCTTTTTTTTATCGTCCTCTGCCATGTTTTAAAAACAATTTGTTGAGAGCAACAAAATTGTATAAGTTAAAAATCTTGATTTAAAATACTCGGCTTAGAAAATCCCTTTTTAGCTGTTTTGGCAAATCTGTCAAAACTATCTCGGCTTTCATTTTTTCCAATATGCCAACAGACTCCGGCAACTGCATCTGAAACGTCTTTAGAACCTCCCGGCGGGTGGTCAACTTTTTTTGCTTTTATTAATTCTAACATTCTGTATTCTTTTTGTAAAACAGGATGAAAATAACAATCAAATCTTTGAGTGTGCAACATCGCTTTCATTGTATCATATGCTTGGGTGTTCTTGTCAACCGACAAAGTTTCCGCATCGATGCCATTTGTTTTTAAAATCTGAATCATATCAACCGATTGCCATCCGTCAAAAGAAACTTTTTTTATATTGAATCTTCTGCCGGCCAAAGAATAAATCAAATCTCTTATTCTCGCAAATTGTATCTCCTCGTTCTGGTCTGCTTTTATTTGCATTAATAAATCAATAAAAACTTTCGGCTGATTTTTATCATCAAATCCATCCAGCCGGCCCATCGCAAATCCGCACGCATCTTTATTTTTTGCCAAGTCGACATGAATGAAGTGATCCTCTCTGTCTCCCCAAAACCAATCTTTAAAACTGCCGTCATCATTAAGCGGAGCTTCACGCGCCGCAATATTTCTTTCGATGATTGTTGAGTCTCTGTCAAAAGCTTCCAGGGCCAAGCTCGGTCTGGCGCCAAAGTCTCTCATAAACTTTTCAGGATTTTCCTCAGATGCTTTTAGAAAATCAACCGGGATGTCGTGCCAAACTTTTAATGCTTTTCCGTCCTTATCTCTTTCAACAACAAAATTAAAAGTCTCCGGCTCCATCTTCTCCCTATCTTTTACTTTCCATGTTTTAAAATATGTGCAGTAAACATCGGCGCTGTCTTTTAATGTCTGGTAAAGCTTTGAAATAAATCCTCCCTCGTATCTCGGAGCTGAGATGGTAAAAATAAAACCTTTTAAACCAAACCTCGATGCAATTCTATTTTTTAATGTATGGTAAACATCCTCGGCGATTGATTTAAATTCATTATCTAAAAACCAATCAGCCTCATCTAAGCTGGCAAAAATAACGTTGTATCCAAGAGGCATGGTCTCCTGCGAATTACCGCAATACAGCGCGATGTTTTTTATTTTAAATCTTATCTCTGTCTGTAAAACATCGGGCTGAAATTGCATAAAAAAAGGGCTCTTTTCAATAAGCCTTCTGACACCGGCGAAAATTACATTTTTTGCTTGCGTGGCCGATGTGGACATATTAACAACCGCAATCGGCTTGTCATCGGTTAAACCAAAATTCTTCGACGGATTTTTAAAGCACAAAAGATAATGCACATACCAAACCGAAAGCGCTTCTGCCAGGAATGATTTGCCAGATCCGATTCCCCACATGCCTATCCCTTCTTTGAATTTGCCGGATGCAATGCCGTCAATGATTTTCTGTCCCTCTTTAATTATTCGGCGATATACTCCGTCTTTTAAATCCAAATACTCGGGAGATTTAATAAACTCCTCAAAATTAAATGAGGGCACGAGCTCAAACTGAGTGTTTTTTGACAGCCACTTTATTCTTTTTATTTCGTCCTCCGGTCTCCCCCGAAGCTGTTGCGTAAGCTCTGTCAAAATTTCTCCAGAATTTTGTTTGTTGTTTTTCATTTAAGTTACTTATTTGCCCGGCAATGTTAGCCTCCTCTGATGTGGTTACTTCAATGCTTGTTTTGTTTCCATCCACGACCTCCCGGATCTCCCGCAGAAAATCTATGTCGCCGTTTACGGCCATCGCCACAGCATTCTCAACCATTATATCAAGCTTTGATTTATCTGGCTTTCCTGCGCTGCCTTTTACTATTTTTTCCAACTCTCTTAAATATGCATATTTAAAAACCTGCTGGCCTTTTTTCATGCCGGACCCTGGGATCTTTGCGTGGCCGGGTTGAAATTTAGTTACCGGATGTGGATTTCCTTTTGACATAATTTTGTGAGGGGAGATGGAATTGAACCATCTACCTTGCCTAGGACGCTCTACCGGTGAGCTATACCCCTCATTTTGCACAAAACTTGCACAAAAGAGTGCAAAACATAGGGTTGCACCACTTTGCTATTCAGATGCCGTGGGCACCCCGTTTTGCAACAACTATAACGCTTACTTATCAAGCTTCACTGCCTTTTTGCCCGTGTATTTCTCAAATCTCTTAATTATCACATCACAATACTTCGGATCCAACTCCATTGCATAACACTTGCGCTCCATCTGCTCGCAGGCAATCAACGTGCTGCCTGATCCAGCAAAAACTTCTAAAATTATTTCTCCGCGATTTGAATTACGTCTTAATCCTCTTTCGGCTAGACGGACCGGCTTCTGAGTTGGATGCACGTATTGAGAAGTGATATCCCTGTGCTCATACCAAACATCCGGAAGCTCGCTGAATGTTTCATAATCAAGATTAAAACAATCCTTCAGACATCCCAATTCTTTTGTCTTATTTTTAAAATGCTTTTGCTTTTGCTTCCAGCCAACCATGCATGGCTCATAACATCTATGATAATCCTGACCGCGTGAGAATACCATTGAATTTTTTAACCAGATGATAATCTGAGACATGTGCCATCCTGATTGCTCAAACGCGTTTCTATTAATTGCATTATTTTTATTTGCAAACCACCAGTAAATCGTGGCGCTATCTTTTGTAAATTTATGCAGATTTAATAAAACCTGCTTATAAAACTCCAAACAATCTTCATCAGATTTATCATCGTTAAAAATCTTTCCGCCAGTGCCTCCAAATTTAGTAGAAGCATAATCCAATCCTCCGGGCGATTTGTAATCCACATTGTAGGGAGGATCCGTGAAAACCATATCGGCCACCCCCCCCCTTAGCAATCTTTCATAGTCTTTTTCTTTTGTGCTATCCCCGCAAAGTAATCTGTGATCTCCCAACTGAAATAAATCTTCTAACTTAGTTGTCGGCTTTTTTATCTTTCCGTATTCCTCTTCGGCATCGAAGGCGTCCTCTTCTATATTATAAATTCTATCCAGCTCAATTTTATTAAACCCCACCCCTTTAAGCAAGTCAATATCAAACTCGGCCAGCAACTTTTCATCCCATGCTCCCAGATTGCGGTTAAGCCTCAAATTTAACTCCTTCTCTTTCTTTATCTCCGGTATGTTGAGGTATACCACGGGCACTTCCTTAAAGCCCAGCTCCTTGGCTATGTAGAGCCTGAAATGCCCACCTATTACAATATTATGCCTAGCTTTAGCAGAATTAACTATAATTGGATCAACCAACCCAAACTCCTGGATACTCTTTTTTAAATCCCTGATGGCTTCCTTAGACCACTTCCTTGGGTTGTAATCTGCCGGCTTTAACTCTTCAATTTTTATGTTTTCAATTTTCATTTTTTATAAATTAAATACAAAAGAATTAATCCCGCGACTCCTCCCACTAATTTTAACAATTGAATTACGGTCTCTGCTTTTGTCATATGATTGTGTCGGACTCTTGGACTCGAACCAAGTTCTACTGGTTTATGAGGCCAGCGTGATACCTAACCACCCAGCCGACATTTAAAAAACTTTTCTCCATTCCCAAAATTCTTTTAACTCTCTCCATAATATTTTAAAAAATTTCTTTATGCTCATAAAATTAAAAAGGCCTATTCCACCTATTCATCGACTGCCACACCCAAAACTTCTCTTCCGGCGTTAAAGACGCAAACCACTCTTCATATTCATCCCAATACTGATTCCATGCTTTGATTGTTTTTTTGATTAAGATAATTATTTTTCTGATCATAGTAATCAGCTAATCTTTGTTTTGCATTCAATCCTCCAAAATTATATCCTTCGTAAATCGGGTTGCACATCCAATACCAGTCGGACGGAGTCGGTGCTATAGCTTCCAAATCCATCTCCCGGACTATCCTTTTTAATTCATTAATAATTTTAGGCCTGAAATTTAAAACCCATAACCATTTTTTTATCTTTCCCCATTTGGCTTTCATCCCGGTATTTTTTTTGTCAACCCATTCTCTCTGTATTAAAATATCAAACAGCCTTTTCGTTTCTTTTATTGGATTTTCTTCAAATCTTTTTTTATTAACCATGCAGACAATATCCTGAAATCTCAACCTGTAAGCTATGTCATACTCAATTATAGCACAAACAATATCTCGGATGTTTTCATCTCTGATTAATCTATACATCTCCCGGGCCGGCTGGTTGTATTTATCCTCTGTCATGAAGTTATCTCTCATTGCCCAGTGTGCCCAATTAATAAAATATTTATAATAATAAGGAGCTGCAATCAGAATTAAAATCTTTTTGAATAACCCGGCATTTGAAATAAAATTAAAAAAATCGGGCATTGCTCTTTTAAACTTTGCAATCTCTATCACCCTTGTATCCGGATAGTAAACTCTGACTGGCTGCGCCTCATCTTTGTAATAAACCTCGCAACCCTTGTGTAATTTTCTGAAGTTAACGCACACCCTGTTTATATATGCATTCAGTCCTAAAAAAGCTGTCGGCCTTTTATCATAGTCCTGAATCCTCTTTAAAAGAATAGAATTGTCTAAGCTCGGAAATAGTTCTACAAATTTCATTTCTTTTCAATGTCTAATTTTATTTCTGCAATATCAAGCTGATTTAAAAGCTGAAAACATCGTCCGGTAATAACCATTAGCATCTTGTGGGTGTTATAAAAAGCGTCTGTCTTCTGCTCCGCCGTCATTTTATCTAACGGCCCATATTCGTCTTCAACCACCTTTTTTAATGCGTCTGGAAATGCCATGTTATTTTTTCTCTTTTATTTTTGCTTCTTCCGGCTCGTTCTTTAGTTCCTCCAGCATCTGATCTATCGACCTTAAATCCTGCCTCAACTTCATCGCTTTATTTTCGGCCTGCTTTAGCAACAGATTAAAGCTTTTCTCAGCGACCTTTAAAGAAATGAATGTTTTTATATCTACCTCCGTGATCCACAGATCCCGGGAGACATCATACCGGTAAGCCTCTAAAAACTCCTTATGATTTAATACTCGATGTTCTTCTGACATGTTTTATGCGTCTTGCTTCTAATCTTGCATTCCAGTTTTGTGATGCAAAAATCGGGCAATGACTTTTTATTTCAGTCCGGCTAAGCATGCGCCTGGCCATCCTGACTTTAATTTTATGTGTCACTTTTTGTTTGTGTCTGATTTTCATTTTTCTTTCTAATAATATATTTTTTATTTCTCTCCATTAATTTTTGGTATCTTACTGGATCAGCTTTTATTCTTTCATACGTCCTTCTCCTCAATAACTTTCCTTTTTCTGTCAGCATGTATTTGTCAATCGCCCGGCGCTGAATTGTTTTTGTCCTTTCAGGGTTTCTTTTCATCCACGCCAGAGTTGCTTCAATTCTTGCTTTTCTATAATTCTCGTCAAAATGAAATGCCATAGTCCTGGCTGAAATTCCAAAAGGTGCTCCCAATCTTTTTAAATCTCTAAATCTAACCGGCTTGGGCAATCCATTGTATATTCTTTCAATCTCGTCTTGAATTTCCTTTTTTACTTTTTGGAATTTTCCGATCATGTTTTATCCTTCTCCCAATAAAAATTTATTATCTAACATCTTGTCGTAAATTGTCTGACCTTTGTTATCTGTTGCAAAAGGCAAAAAGACCTGTGGCAATTCAACGATAGTCGTTTCATATAGAGCCATTTGCGCTAAAACCCAGTCTCTAATGCATCTCCAGGCCACCCGGTAGCAATAATCCTCATCGTCCCATCTCCTCACCTCCTGCCGCTTTAAAAGCTCTTGAAACCTGCGCCAATTAACAGGAAGAGAAAAAGACACCATTTTTTCCTTTACCGGCAATCTAAATGCTAATGCATGAATTCTCCCGGTCCCTTTCTCATACTGATACATCACACCCACTGCGCCATTCTTAACCAGAGCATTCTGAATTTCCTGAATGCTTCTATCTGCCGGCACTTGAGTTGTGTAATTTTTAATTGGCATTTTATTATTCTTTATCTTCCTCTTCTAAAATCTCTCCCAAATCTGATTTTGCAGCGTCCAATCTTTCCTGACATTCAGTCCTACTCATATCTTGAATCAAACCCCTGCGCACCAAATTAAGATTTATCATGGCTATAATAACCGATTCTAACGCGTCTAAAAATTCTTCTGTTTTTTCGTTCATATTTATTTTAACATAGATATTTTCTAAAATAAGCTTCTGGGTCTTCCTTCTCTAACCGAGCTGCCTCTGCATACAGCTTGGCTCTCTTCTCTTTTTTCTTTATCTCTCTTTTTAATTTTGCATCCAGTAGCTGCACTCGGCTATCAGCATTGACAAAAACATCATCTATCATTACTATACCATACAATTTATTCTGTGGCTTTAAAACTTTTTTCCATCTCTCGTAATTTTTATAGCCGGGCACCAGATCTGTTTTAATCCATTTACCATCCTCTGATTTAAGAATGACGCGGATATATGTGTTGCCCATGCTCGACACTGCCGGATCCAAGATTTTAACAATTGTAGCAATCATTAGAAAACATTATCAAAATCATCTTTTTTTCTGTCCCGACCTTTGAAATTCTCGTTGCCAAACCTCTTCTGCCCACTCGGCTTATTAAACTGCCTTGATCCCGGGCATTCATTCCAATGCCTCTCTAAATCCATATTCATTGCTACCAACCGGCCCTGCTCTCCTTCCTCTTTCAAAAGAATTATCTCTTGCTGGCAATTTTTACAAGGCATGATTAATATTTTGTTTCTTACTAATTTCTCTTTTACTTCCTCTGCAAATGTTTTTTCCATGTTAATTTTAAATTGTTTTTATTAATTGTTTTAATTTTATTAATGACAAAATAATCAAATTAGAAATACTGGCGGACTGGCCGGACATAGTAGTTGTCGTCGCGGTAGCCGACGTAGTCGACGCCATCGACGAAGTCGACAACCCAGGCGTCGCTGACGGGGTCGACGGCGTAAGGGGTGCTTGTCCAGTAACCTGCCGATTCACATTTAAATATTGGGTCAATGGCTGGATCGTGTTTTGTGTCATCCACTAAAGTCAACAGCTCTTCTCTTGTTGGTATTCTCCAATCAGGATATTGTTCTTTATTTAATTCAGCCACAAATTCCTCTGCCTGTGCATAGGTTAATCTTTCCTGACTACCATTTTTATCCCACATCAATTTTGTTTTAGTGTCCTTAATAAATCCGTCTTCTTCAATAAATCTTTCGCCTTTTACCCATTTACCATTTTCTATGCGACCCAATTCTACCTTTCCATTTTCTCTTCTTTCTACAACTCCGTTTCCCATATCTTTAAAATGAACTCCGGCGCCAACGAGAGCGATCAAATGATTAGGTTTGACTATTTCTATTATTTCTTCTAATTTTCTGACAATTGCAGTATTAGAATTGAATTTACCGTTAGATCCGCAATTTTCGCATTGCACTCCTCCAATCATGGGAGCGCCGCAACACTCCGATAACTTCTTTTTTTGTATTTTTATTTTAGCCATCTTTTTATTCTCCTATTTTCTTAGGCAAGGAGAGTGCCCTTAAAATTAATAATTCTGATCCGTCATTCTCTTTTGCGACTACAATGTCAAATCTGTCTTTATCGAAGAGATCTGTTGTGTCACAATCGGGAGCGATGATTGATATTTTTTTATCCATGTTATTTTATTATATTTTTATTTCTTCTCGTTTTCGGCGCCATTTCTTTTTACCGTCTCGCTCCACATACTCAACTAGTCCTCGCTCAACTGCCACCTCAATAATCTCTCTGATGCCCTTTTTAAGTTGCTCTACGCTCATTTCATCAATGGCCGTCTCGGATGTGGTGCCAAAGACAAATTCCAGCATACTCAACCTGTCTGATCTATCCGGACCCGTATTGCTGGGATAAATTCTTTTAATTGTCCCTTGCAACTCTTCCAACCATTTTTTATGCTCAACCTTCTGCTCCTGCATGGCCTTATCATCTTTAAACAGATCCGAGCTGTTTGCTTCGGTCCCCACTACCTTATCTCTATCCACCGGCTTTTTTAACAGCAAATCTATGGGCGCCTCAAACTCTTTAAACGTGGGCATTTCAAATACTTTTCCGTCAATCATATCCGACCTGTCTTTTAGAATTAAAGCGCGTCTGATTAACCCTGTAACCTTTCCCGACCTCATCGTCTGCTCCTTTGTCATCATAACCAGGATGTCCGGCTCGTATGCTGTGTTCTTTTCAGCTGCCATGTCAATCCCTGACTTAAATATCTCTCTCTTTCCTGAATCTGAATTAATTTCAGTCTCGTAAGTATCTTTTGCCCGGCCGGTCATTATGATGTGATATTTATCTCTAACAAAGGGAGTCGAAAACTCTTCTCTCCATCTAGGCTTCACTACTCCCCAATCTTGAAACTGCAATTTATCTCTTCTTACTCCTTTTAAATAAGAACTTAGAAAGTCCTCCCAGATGTGCGTTATAGAATCGATTATAAGGATGTCTGAGGCCCCCTGGCGGATCCTTGTCATTGTCTCCTTCAAATCAGCCATAGACCTCGAATCTTTAACCCACAGCTCAATTCCTGCGCTTTCAAACAGTGGCTTTAAAAACTTTGAAGAGGTCTCTGTGTCAAATATAATCACCGGCTTTGTCGACCCTATCTTTTTATGTAGCCCAATGGCTATTAAAGATCCTGTGTAAGTCTTCCCGCATCCGGACTCTCCCTCCAAAGCAATCTTCAAATATGGTTTTGTATTTTGCACTGGCACGAAAAAATTATCTGCGTTAATATCTTTTGGCATCGTATTTTTGCATCGTTAAATTATAAATATTTAAACCAGAGATATCCAAACACTGCGATTAAAGCAACTGCAATGATTGATCCGACTATCTCTCCGGCCCCCGGATACATCTCTTTATACTCCGCGTCTAATTTGTTTTTTAAACTTTTTAACATTTTAGTGAATTATACCAAACATATATAAAAGAATAATTATGAATGGCGCGCCAATTACAATCCACAAACCAATCCATAATACTCCTACTATTGCTGCAATTATATTATTCATAAATCTTTTAATTAATTTTATTTTTATCGACCTTTGATACTGGCTCAACCCCTCTCGCTAGGCGACTCATCGGGCGGATATTCCGATTTACCAGTTATCCACTCCTATCTCCATTTTACCGCTGGCTAGAACCCCTGTCAACCCCCCTGTCAAATTCTAACGCTCAAGCAATCTTTTAGGAGCTCTCTCGCCGTATTTTTTAATCACATAATAAACTCTCTGCCGGGTGACTCCAAATATCTTTCCAATTTCTACAATTGAAAGTCCTTGCGCCCTCATCTCGAGCATGCGCTTGCTGGACTCCGCCATTTGTGATTTTTGTTTAAGTTTAGCCATATACTCCATCTTAATTTATTTAAAAGAGCTTGTCAACCCCCCTGTCAAATTATTATGAGGTCAAAACCCTCATCGTCATTCTGCTCCTTGCGTGCCTCTATTTTTGTAATATATCGGTCATCTTTTATGATTCCCTTTTTTACCAGGCAATCAATTAATGGCTTTAAAAAGTTATCGAGATCAGATTGCGCCGGGTGTTTTAAATAAAAACAAACCATTAAACATATATTTTTACTTTCAATTTTTCCTTTCGGGAGATTTAAAAATATAGTTGTCTGCCAATGTTTAAATTCAGACGTCCTGAATCGCCGGCCCTGAAAGCAGTTATTTATTGACATCGGCTTTATATTAATGAAATCACTTTTATACATGCCTTTTAAAAAACCTATCTACTAATTTTTCATTTTCCCTTTCAATTGCGCGCCTTTCCTGCCTGCTTCTTAGTCTCCCATTTTTATCTTGCCAAGGACATTTTAATCGCTCCTCATGCCCGTATAACCTGCAAACCTCCGGCCGGTCGTTATAAACAGTGCATTTAAAATCTTCTCCCAGATAAGGACAAACACCACCCTCTCCTACTAAAGCAGTCTCCCTGTCCAATTTAAATTCCTCAACTATCTTTCTTACCGGCTTGTGTTTTTTAATAAAATTATCTGCAAATGGGATTACCCCACAACAAGCACCATGACATTTATTTAAACATTGATTGCAATCAAACATATTATTTATTAGCTTCAAAAAATGCTTTAGCGAATCCGGCCGGAGTAATTGCTCTGCGCTCCGTTCTCGTGAGCTTACCATAAAACTCTGGATGGATATCTTTGCTGGCCATACTATCAAATTTCTTCATTCTCTCTTTATGTGCCCGGCCCCGCGAATTAAAATAACTTTCTGTTTTTTTCGGCTCGTTAAACATTCCCCATATAGCCGTCTCTTTTTTATACCAATCTCCAAACTCCCAAGGATTAAAAACAAACGCCGGCTTTCCTAAAAACCATTTTAACATTCCTCTGCTGGGGTTCTCTATCGCCCAAAATTTCAATGGCGCTTTTTTACACTGATCACTCTTTATTTTTGATTGGCACAAATATATTATTTTCCAGCATTCCCAAACAACCTCCATTCCAAGTTCTAAATTTCTCGGTTCTTTTGCATTTGTTCTTGCAAAACTAAACTGCGTGCAGGGGGGGGCTGCAAGGATGCCAAAAATATCTTTAAAACAAATTTGTAATTTTAAAAGGCTGTCGTTTTGATTATTAAATAATATAAAATCTGTTTTTGCTTCCCAATCCAAAACATTGTATTCTGGGAGTGTTATATTAAAAACCCTATATCCGGCATCCTTCCACGGCTTTGACCATGATCCGGTCCCACCACATAAATCTAAAATTATATTTTTCATAGTGTTTTTAATTCCAACCATTTTCTAAAGACGGTCTCAATCATCCAATCCAGGCCCAGGTCGTCCGCCCACTTACCAACCTTGGCCAGCTTCGCCTTTGCCTCTTCAAGATTGCCACCACATAGGTCCAGTAAGTTTTTAGCAGCTGCGCAACATCTTCCGTAAGAGATGTTATGCTCGATATAAAAACTTTTAGGCATATCATCCCACCCCTTAAGCTCAAAAAAGTGATCTACTAGCTTGTGAACGTTTGATTTTTCTTTCATTAATTTCTAATGCTTAAAAATTCATTTTTAAGCAACTAACTTTCTAACTACTATTTCCCTTTCTTTTGTGGGTTAATTAGCTTAACCTGATGTGGTAAAGCTAGTTTACCAGCTCTGGTTAACTTCCTTAACTGGGTGCACCTCTTTATAATTTCGTTGTCTTTTTTAGCATCCACCAGTGAATTTATGTTTATTTCGTAGAAATTACCCTCACATGAGTCAATCTTTTTTATCAGCCCGGCTCCCGCGAGGTTTTTAAGCGCTGCCACCGTAGCCGGCCGGGACACTCCCGCCCCGCAATCCAACCACACTCCCTCATAGCTCTTTATCCCGTCCACAAACTGACTCAGGCTTATCCGGTCCCTCTCTTTATGAAACCCATATGTGCGCCTGCATATATACATCAGGCACTTGCCCTCGGCCTCCGGGAGCTGGGGATATATAAAATCCATAATGACATTCGGGATTAATGTCGCATTCGGAATTAATTTTTTATCTTGAGCCATTTATTTTTAGTATCCATTCATTTTTTCATAGATACTATAATTGAAATTAGTAAACAGCGGGAGAAAAATAAAATCGAACTATTTTGCCCGCGCGCAATTTTATCATGAGAAACAAAAAGCACGGGGCGTCTTGGCAGACCTTGAACCCGTGCTTTTTTGATTGTTTGCCAAGACGCAATTGTTTATTTGTTTCTAACTGATTACATTATAAATCCGAACCAGCGAACATGTCAAATGGCGCAGTTATGCACTCCTATTCGCTCTTATCCCCGCCTT